AACGTCGCAAGAGTCCCAAACGAGAATCAGCCAGTTTGCTTGATTGATGAGATTGTCACAAGCCCCAGGCCTCCACGTCAGTGGGGGCTTTTTTGTGGCCTGAAAAGGTGTCAGGAGTGCGTCTAAAGCGAGACGGATGCGGCAAAAAAAGAGGGGAGGGTGGGACTCTAGTGATGCAACCATCCTTATGGGCGAAAAATGTGGTGCGACAAGAGGCTTCTATAACCCTATATAAGCAATACGACAGTTTTACGAAAGTGTCGTAATTTCTCAAGATGAGAAAGGGATGAGACAATAGATACGTGATGCAACAGAACTAATGCGACACTTTCTACAAGTTGTCGTAAAACCTAATATAAGAAAAATAGAGCGCTTGCCACACCAATGTTTGCCCTTTTTCCGCCCTGCTTTACGTGCCAATATCTGCTATGCTGTGACAACACCACATCCCTGGCATCAATGTCCCGTACTTACCAGAAAATGCTGCCGCTCTGGTGGCTGCAAGAACAGGTGGAACTCTCGGACGACTACCCGTCAGGTCTGGTGTGGCGCTCAGAAGGGCGCTACCACAAGCCCGGAGAGATGGCTGGTACTCAACGGTTAGACGGGCGTTATTACTACGTCTTCCTGGCGGGCACCCGCTACACAGCGCATCGGATCGTCTACTACCTACGCACAGGTGAAGACCCTGGTACTGCCGACGTAATGCACGGTGCTGACAACCCCACCCGTGACAACCGCCTTGAGCTGACCTTGTTCCAACGCAAGCCCAAACCGACACCCAAGTGGCGGAGACGCGTACGGAACGCAGAAGGGCAGCTTGTTTATAACGATCAAGCTCGAGACGGTATTTCAGTTCACCAACTGGAGCGGGAACAAGGCATCAAAATCGAGGAATGACATGGCTAACAACTTGAATCGCATGTTGGACATTGCTAAATCACGCTCTGGTTTTCGCCATGTACCCAACATTGAGCGGCTTTCTCCCCAACAACTTGAAACACATGGCTATTACGTGGGTTTCCCATGTGCCTATGGTCATCGGATACGTGACACCAACCAGCATTGGTGCTATGACTGCGTGCGCAAGATCCAAAGCAACAACTGCGCTTTTGACTTGAATTACGTCCATGCAGCGTACAAGACACGTCTTCTGATGATCTGGAAACAGATCTCAGTTGGTCACTTTGAAGACTGTTGGGAAGCCCCGTCTCTTGTCAACGCCCGCATTCGGTTTCCTTCGTACCGTTCTGTGGGTGACAAACGCCTTTCGGATAACATCTCAGCTCACAAGGTGATTTACCAATGCACTTGGGGAGATGTCGGCAAGATGTTCGTCACACGTCTGTGCAAAAACAAAGCGTGTCTCAATCCTCTCCATATGGTCTCAAGTTGGAACCGCACGTTTCCGCCACAGGCCATTCATCCGTTTGATTATGAGTTCAATCCTGAGAAACTAATGTATGCAGCACGGAATCAAATGCGTAAGGAGCCAGAGCAGATCATGGAAAAGCAATACAAAAGTACGATTCAACATCCATTGGTAAACAAAAATACCCCGGATTATGATGAAGATAAGGCCATGTGTTACGAACCATATGTCGAGGAGTGCACTTAGTCAATCGCAACGCACCCAAAACGATCCATTACTACTCGGTACGTTTAGCCAGACTACGCTGCGCTATCTGAAAGGTACGCTTGGCGCTCAATACAAACCCATTGGACGTGCAGATACCAGGCAGATCTCTAACGGTGGTATTGGGGGCGGTACTTACAATCACTGGTTCCAGGTCAATTTAACGGAACCTGGTTGGATCATCTTGACAAAAGGACCGCCGCGCCCTAAGTACATTCAAGTATCTGCGTACGATCTTAACAAGACTCCAATCCAAGGTAATGCCATCTTTGATGCGGATTCTGTTACGACACAAACTAACGGAACAAAATATATTCCGTATTTAGATACGGTAATGAGTGTTCAGTCTGATCTTTACAATACTTTTGATCGCTTACGACTTGATCGTGGTGATGACCGTTACTTTCCACTAGAAGCAGGCAGCTACCTCATTTGCGTTTCATCAACACGAAATGAACCACTTGCCTATGAACTTGGTATTGTTATTGAGTTTACTGTTGACGAAGCTTTTTTTGAGTTAGAAGATTCTGACGGAAGCGTTTGCTTGCAAGAAGATGCTGTTGATGAAGAAAACTCTAAAATTATTCTTGAAGTAGGCAATGATGAGTATTACAACACAATACACGATCATTCTTTGTCCGAATGGCAGAATGCATGGGAAAGGGATCATCAAGACACTGATCGGTTCCCTGAACTCTTTGTTCCTCTAACAAACAGACCATGATTAAACTTTTGTTAAACCTGTTTAAAAAACCTGTAACAAAACATTCACCCACTTTGGCTTGGGCACAGTATTGTATTAGCAATCCAAGCGCTCTTGAATGTCGTTGCTATGACGTCTAACGAAAAACAAAACGAAAAAGAATCTAAAGATTTAAAGGAAAATCCCAGGATTACCGAGGCAACTCAAAAAGATTGGGATGATTTCTTTAGTGCACAGGAAGACAATATTTTTGATCGGTAGTAGGCAATCTAGAATACAAGAAACGGAATATAACCATGGCTCACCTTAACCAGTACTTTGAAACTGCGCTTGTTATTCATGCAGCAGCTTCTGCTATTTGCGCACTTACCCCGACCCCTTCCGATGACAAACTCGTCGGCAAGCTCTATAAATTGATTGAGATCGCAGGATTTGTAATCGGTCGCGCCAAGCAGCGCTGATCAATCAGGCAACACTTGCGTCCAGAATACGACGCCACCCTGTTCTTCCACCCAATCCCTTGTTTCATATGCGTGCTCCCTTGGTAGGGTCGCGCATTTTTTTTCGTCACCTATTTGCCAGCACATATTGATGCGCGTGGGTTTATCCTTGTGTTTCTTCACGTCAATAGTCCCAGCGCACGCGAGGTTTTCCTGGTCGGATGCCAAGGTGTATGAATCCTTTTGGTGCTCCATAGCCTACTGAGTACGGCCAATTTCTATCGCACCATTCTTGCACAGCATAAATCCCATCTCCTTCAACATAAAAATCAATAGCGCCCTTGGACGGTGCGTCGTAAGTATGCTCACTGTTCTTGGCGCCACCTACTTGTGTATTGATGGGCTCTGGACGAGAAGCACTGGTAATGATGAGTGGCTTGTTACCAAATTGTTTACGGACTTTCTCCAGGAATAAACAAAGTTCTTTTGCTGTGTCACATTGATACTGCTTGGTAAAGCGGCGCTTTTCCTGGTTAAGAGTCAGTTCACCGTATGTGATATTAGGTGTAATCTTGTAGTTGAAAGGGCTCCAAGGATTGAAGTTATTGCTGTGTGGATCAGCAGGATCTTGTTCAGTACCGCTGTTTTGCAGTTGGCGGTCCATGATTTGAATCAATTTGGTCGCATAGTCAGGATCAGTTGCGTACCCTTCCTTAACTAAAAGCTGTGCACATTCATTCCGTGATTGAGCACGGTTAACACCTTTAAAACGGCCAAAGTCTTTGTACCAGCGATCTACAAGGTATGTGACACAGGTTGCAAGATCAGGAAAATCAAGGAACCCTGCTTTAATCGTGATCCACTTTCCGTTGATAAATTCCTGTGTGTTGACGCTGGTACCAGATCCTTTTAAACCAAAGTAATTGTTTTGGCCTGATGTGTGTTTACCCCAACCAGATTCAAGTGCCCATTGCGCACTAACGCATTCCGGAAATTTGGCGCCAGCTTGTTTTGCCGCTGCATAAACACCGTCCCAAGTGTTATCTGTTTCTAGGGAAGGTTTAAGTACAGGCTTGGTTCTATATTTAGACGCAAAAATATCCAGAGTCTCTGGAGTAAGAGCCCCCTGGAGCCAATTCCATGCTTCAATTTGATGCAGCTCTTCATTAAAAAACTTAGCTGCATCCGTGAGTTTAATAGACATATCGACCTAGAGCGTTAGTACAACTCTAGATCAGGTCTATTTTTCACTCAGCAATTTCTTCTGTTGGTTCTTCTGTTTTTTCAGGAGCAAACTCAAGGGTTTCGATTAATTTACCAATGAGATTGCCAGCAAACGCAACAAGGTTGCCATCACCAGTAGCACGTGCAGCGCCAAAAGAATTGATAGCAGAAATCAACTCAGCTTTAGTGCAAGCCATAACGAAGCAATAACTTCAAACAGTATAACAAAAATCACCAAGGGACACCGGTTTTAGAAGTTGGATGCAAAGTAGCTTGGATTTGATTGTAAAGTGCTTCTTCAATCGAAACAACTCGATCAACACCAAGTGCTGCTAGAGTCCAGTTTACTACTTCTTCCTTGGTAAGTTCACCAAAAGGAGTGAAGTTATCGGGATCGGGCGCACCAAGTCCGATGCTGCCATAGCCACTAGCAATTTCACCATCTTCCTCTAAAGATGCAGTCCAATAAACAGTGTATACTGCGCCATTGGGACAGGTGTCCCCATCAGGAAGATGACGTTCAAGATTAGAAATATCCCAAATAACATTAGCCATAATTAATCATTTTTTTTTATTTTAACAGTGGGAAGTTACCGGGCAAAATTACTAACTCAGGCGATAGGTCACGAACGTATTTGCAGCCGTGCGTCGTGAAGCAAAGCGACCAGAGGTGCCCGTAGCAACTGAACCAGAACCCACGATGGTGTGAGCTGTACCAGCTAGTACACGCACCAAGCTTGGACCTGTGTTGATGACGCTCCACTCAAAGGTGAAGTTGTCATAGGTGCCACTAAATCCGGCTTGAGTGTCGGTGCCAGTGGGCAGCGTCATGTCGGTTGCTGCTGCTGACGTACTGGTGATGATGCCGGTTTTGAGGTTGGCAATAGTCAGCGTTGCAGTAGCGTTGACGGCAGCAGGAGCTGGTTGGTTGTAAGCATGAACACCGTCGTTGGTAATACGGAAACGCTCTACAGGAGTGGCAGTACCATCTGGTGTGGTGCTAAGAACGATCCGGCCCGGCATGTCGTTGGTGCCAGGGGTGCCGTCTACTTTGGCAAGGATTTCTGCCGCTGTAATAAAGTTTGTTCCATCATCGCCAGTGAAACGAATGTTGCCTAAATCGTCGTTATCTAAGACAACACCACCGGTAGCATTATTAACGGCACTGCGCGATCTAGCAAAAAAGAAACGCGGCGCAACAGTTTGTCTTCCTGATCCGCCTGCATTTCTATAGCAGTACAGACCTGCCGAATACTCATCCAATGTGGAACCAGCACCCGAACGAACTAAACCGGGAGTAAGTGTTTCGATTGCAGGAGGCGTAGTAGTCGTGCCAACTAACAACCTGCCGGAGCCGTCGATGCGGGCTGCTTCGAGGGCGCCAATGTTGGCAACAAAAGGTGCGGTAGACGCGTCAGACGTTAGCGTTGTTGTACCAGTGGCGCCAATAACAATCCTTTCAAGGGCGTTTGTCCTTAAAACAAATGGATGATTTGTAGTAGTACCAAATGAAATGCCGTTGCCAGAAACTACACCTTTATTGATTGACGCACGAACTAATGCATCTGGCCGCGCAAATGCGGCAATTTCTTCGACGGCTGTGCTGTTAGAACCAGAACGCACATCAAGAGTGGCGCCAGGTGTCCAAGTGCCAATACTTGTACCAATGCCAACGTTGCCTGCCGATGTAATCCTCATCCGCTCCGTTGGGCTACTCGCTCCATCTGCGGTTGTGCTCAGGACGATCCTGCCCGGCATGTCATTAAGGCCAGGAGTGCCATCTACTTCGGCGCGAATAAAAGCGGCGCGAATATAATTTGCTCCATCAGAGCCCGCCCATTGCAAGGTTCCCAGTACATTGCCAGAGCTGACAACTGTGTGTGAACCTACAGTTGTACTATTTGACCTAGTAAAAACATATGCGCCAGCGCCTCCAGAGGTTGTATTAAAGAATGAGTTAGATTGTATAGTTTCCGCAAAACTATTACCAGCCAAAGTTAGTTGTGCACTGCGTTGAGTGCCGGCTTCGCCATCAGGCACCGTAAGCGCACTGGTTGTCCCCACCAACAACCTGCCGGAGCTATCAATGCGGGCAAACTCACTCGACGGACCTTGAACAATTAAAGGGTGAATTGTTGCAGCAGCTTGAATTTCAAGGGCTCCGCCAGGGCTTGTCGTTCCAATGCCTACCCTTGCCCCTGCAGCACTTGAGTCGCCCTTGATAACCATTCGAGCGTCTAATGTATTGCTCGTATTGTTGTTTGTTCTAAATACAATATCCGACGTTCCACCTGCCGTTGTTAGTGCCGTCGCATCAATAGATGCATGAATTTTGGGACCGAAAGCTGAACCATCTTCGCTATAAAAACTAATTCTGCCCCATGGATTGGTTACAGACCAATCAGATGCAGCAGTCGTAGTTGCAATCCTTAGCTCAGTGGGAGTGGGTGTTGCACTGCCAGTGGACGAGGATAAATGCAATAAGGTGGCAGGACTTACGGTGCCAATGCCGATACGATCAGTCGAAGCGTCGACGAAGAACAAATTAGCGTTGGTGTCCCCTCCAACACGAAAATCGTAGTCCAGAGTATTACCGTTAATGACCAGTTCAGTTGCGTTAGCAATTACCCTTGGAGTACCGCCTACACCCGTTTGAATTTCTACAGAAGTAGGGCCTCTTAAAACCGTGCGGGCAGCGGCATCTATAAAAATGTCGTCACATCCAGAAAAAGTAAGGTTGTCACCAAATCCCGATGTACCGTGCGTAATAGAAGCATAGCTATTCCATCCAACCGAATAAAAATGTAAAGCTTCTGCCGCTGCTCCACCAAATACATCTCCGCCTCTACTAACAATAGCTACGCCGTGGTAAGTACTGGCATTTGGCGTAGGCGCTATACCGTCAAAATGGACATCGGCACCAACTGGAACAGTAGCAAGGGACTGAGTGCTTCCCGGTCCTATCCTTACAATGCCACTGTCTGTAATCGTAAACCTTGTAACGCCACTATTTGTGATAGCAATACTATTGGCCCCTGGAGAATAGACTCCAGTGTCGGAATCCCCGCTAAAACTAATTGATGGATTTGTAGTATTTCCAGTAGCATATATACCTGATGTAATTGTGGCAATACCACCTGTAATACTGCTAAAAGTACCAGTCGTAAAGTTCGCAGTTGTACCGGTTGTTGTTGTTCCGGTTAACGAAGTAAAATTACCATTCGTAAAGATTGCAGTTGTACCGCGCGACGTAGTGCCTGTTAATGACGTGAAAGTGCCTGTTGTAAAGATTGCAGTTGTACCGCGCGACGTAGTGCCTGTTAATGACGTGAAAGTGCCTGTTGTAAAGTTTGCAGTTGTGCCACGAGATGTTGTACCGGTTAATGACGTGAAAGTGCCTGTTGTAAAAATTGCCGTTGTACCGTTTGTTGTTGTTCCGGTTAACGAAGTAAAATTACCAGTCGTAAAGATTGCAGTTACGCCTGAAACTTCAGTTGTAAAGACGCCTGTTATTGCATTAATAGTTGTGCCACTGAGTGTTCCCGTGATTTGTACACCAGAGGCAAAGAAACCAGAACCAAGAACGTTTAAATCGCCGGATACAGTTGTATTTGTAAAAGATAAGTTAGTCGCTTGAAGGGTGTTAAAAACACCCGTCGTGGCATTGACCGTTGTTCCCGTAATGGTTGTACCACTAAGATTTGAAAAAACTCCAGACGTCCCCTGGACAGTATTACCTGTAACTGTGGCACCAGAAATACTTGTGGTAAAAACACCCGCAATGCCAGTAAGGTTTGTAAAAGAACCTGTATTACCAGTGACGGTTAAACCAGAAACAATTGTTGTAAAGGTACCAGTAATGCCAGTAACTGTTGTAAAGTTTGCGTTGTTTCCTGTAACTGTATTCCCGCTGAGAGAACTACTAAAAATACCAGAACCACCATTGATAATGGTAAATAAACCCGAAGTACCCGTAACAGTCAGGCCAGATATATTGCTGGTAAAAACACCAGATGCGCCAGTAACAAATGTTGCGTTGACATTGTCTCCGGTAATAGTTGCACCTGAAAGCTGCGTTGTGTAAACTCCAGAGACGCCTGAAATTGTTCCGTACTTTCCAGTGTTTCCGGTAATAGTTAATCCCGACAGGATTTCAGTAAAAACCCCTGAGATACCGGTAACGTTTCCAAAAGAACCTGTATTGCCGGTAACGGTTGCACCAGAAACTCTGGTTGTGAATACGCCTGATACGCCAGTGATGTTTGAAAAACGTCCTGTATTACCAGTGATAGTTGCACCTGAAAGCTGCGTTGTATAAACCCCGGAAACACCTGTATAAGTTGTAAAGCGAGCTGTTGTTCCTGTAACAGTTCCGCCTGAAAGTGTTCCAGTAATTTGCACACCGGATGCAAATTGTGCTATACCCGTAACGGTCAATCCGCTTGCAACGGAAAGATTACCAGAAATATTAAGAACTGGGGTGGAAAGAGATTGAAATGTACCAGTTGTTGCGTTGACCGTCCCACCAGTAATTGTTGTGCCACTTAAAGAAGTAAAGACGCCACTGGTTGCAGATATAGTATTCCCCGTGATTGTTGCGCCAGACAGGGTTTGATACACACCACTGGTAAACAACCCTGATGTGCCTGTTACAGTTGTTGCTGTTACGGTAACTGCGTTAAGAGTTGTGCCCTGAAGCGCATTGCCAGTAATCGTAGCTCCGCTGATAGTACCACTAACTGTTGCATTGTTTTGTACAACAATGCCACTGAAGGTACTAGCACCAGTTGTTGTTAAGGTATTGAATGCACTGGCGCCAGAAACGGACAAATTGCCAGTGATGACAAAATTTCCGCTGATAGTCGCTCCACTGATATTTGCGTAGTATTGATTTAAGTAAGAGCGAAATTCTGTGAACGTAAGCTTTTTGTTGCGCAGTGTTGGGTCGACCTCAAAAACGTGAACCAGACTAAGAAGGTCCTGGTCAACGATATCAATTCCGCTGATAGCAGGAAATTCTGAAATCTTACGGTTTGCCACCTACTGTACTGCGCAATTCTTTCACTAATTATAAGTCTTCCTGCTTAACGCATTTTAATTTCAACACGGGGCAAAATATTAGATAACCCATTCCAGGTCAATTGAATTCCTGTTACAATTCCGCAAGAAAGCAAAAGGACTAAAAGGACTTCTGCCACAGTCAGGTTACGACGTAAGTAAATAACTTGCGGCGGTTGAGGCGGTTGTTGTTGCTGTTGCAAAGCAGCCTGCTGAGCAATGGTTTGCTGAATGGCAAGTTCCCTGGCACGAGCCTTCAATTCAGTCAATTGTTCAGGCGTAATTTGACCTTCCATTTTTGGAGGCATCGCCATTGGCGGTTGACTAGCAGGAATTTGTTCTTCCATGGTCACAAATTGTTTTCTCACAGATTAGCATCTAAACAAAGCGTGTGAAGGTATGCAGTACGGACTTCGTAAAAGTTTGGAGGACATTGCGTGTGAACTAAAAGGAATCAAGAATATCCTTGGTTCCATGTGGCACTCCCGTTATTCCAACGGAGAAACTGACGTCTTAAGTCCCCAGGCTTTTGCTGATGAGTACATCTCGACAGAAGAATGCGGCAGACGCCTTGGCGTTTCGGATCAAACCATCCGTAACTGGATGTCCATTGGCAGGAAACAACCTGGAAAGGGCTGGGTAGAAGGCATCCATTATGTCAATGTTTCCCCTGATCCTAAAAAGAAGGCAGTCCTGCGGATCCCGTGGAATCAACTGATTCAATCCTTTTCTAAAAATCCAGAGGTTTTGACGGTTGATCTTAATCCTCAACGTCAAGATCGTAAACCAATGTACCAAAAAGCGTGGGAGCCGACTGAGAATGGCGCACCGTTTTAGTGGTATTGATCTCAATGCAGTGACCGTAGAGAATCACGGGGAACTGCTTCCTGAATCCTTGGTTAGGCAAGTGGAGATGTTCTTGCCGCCCAGTGGGTCTTTTGATGACGGGTGCTTACGCCGTTACTTGGAAAACTTAAAAAATTATGAAGAGGAAGACGCTAATTCTGGTATGACCCTTGCCAACAGATTGCGCCTTGCCTTCTGTGATCTGCAAGCGGATACGATCTGCGGCAAATTCCCCCAGGCTGAATTGCCACTCAAGAGAAGGCTCCGTTGTGTTGCCGAGTATTTGATCCGCTCTGGAGAATTTGATAAGGTAAGGGATGACCTTGGTAAACTCGTCAAGAAACGCGGTGTGCTTGGCAAGTTAGTTGTCATGTACCAACCAACGCCAAAGCTTTTAGAATCTTTAAACCGACAAGGATTGTTGCAGAAATGAACCGACGTGAAAAATTAATTGCTTCTGTGATTGGTCCAGAGATGGACGAAACAAAAGCCAGGATGCTCGACGCAACAGTCAAGTTAATGCTTGGTGATATGGGCGAGTACTACGTCAAGATGTGGGAAGCAGAAGGCCCTGGTGTGATGTGTTTTCAACCTACGGCTGAACGCACGATGTTCTTCTTGACACTCAAAGAACTACATGCGGCTCAAGAAGAGGAAGAACGCAACAACAATGGTGATCTTGCTGAAACTTTTAGGCGCATTTTATCTGCCGCTCAAAAGATTGACCCCCAGGAAAAAGCTGGGTATTTGATCAATGATGGCGCTGGTATTCGCTACTGCGAAGTGGACTATAACAAAGTGTCAGCGCAATGAGCAATGAAGGTCTTCAACGTACATCCAACCGACGAGAAGGCATTGAGCTAATCACAAGTTCAGATCTGATCATTGCTGCAAACGAACTGATGGGTGGCATCACACTAGACGTCGCCAGTTCCAAAGTCGCAAATGAGTATGTCGGTGCCGAAAACTTTTACACACCAGCGGATGATGGGCTGAATGCACAGCAGTGGTACGGCAAGGCTTACTTGTTTCCACCAGCGGGTATGTACTTCTGGGATAAGAAGAATGGACGCTGGAAAAAAACAAGGGCTTCTGCGGTGTCGTTGACATCGTCCCATGCCGTATGGTTTCGGCGGATGTACCATGCCTGGATCTCTGGTGAAATAGAGCAAGGTCTATATTTCAGCAACTGTCCTGACATGATTCGTTACGAGCCTAAAATCTTTAGCTTTCCGATGTGCATCTTGCGTACACGACCCGTGTTGCAGGAGTATGACGGAAAGAAGTTTTCGCGCCGCCAGACGTGCACTTCTTTTGTCGTCTACTTACCCCCCACCGATTTAACGGATGACGCTACCCAGCGTTTTAAGGATATCTACGAAGATCGTGGGCATATTCTCATCTGATCTCTGTATACTGAAGGACGATTACAAGGATCTATGAGCGTCCTGGCCGATTGGGAAATCAAAAAACTTGCTGAAGAAGAGGAGATGATCGCTCCTTTTGTTGATCACCTGGTCAGCAAAGAAGATGGTCGCAAGCTCCTGAGCTACGGTCTCAGCTCATACGGCTACGACATTCGTCTATCCCCTTCCCAATGCCTGATTTTTGGCAAGGTACAAGCTGGGGATTGTGATCCAAAGGACTTTGATCCTGATATTCTGAAGCCTGCTGATCTCCTGGAGGATGAGCGGGGTCAATACTTCTTGCTGCCTCCGTACGGATACTGCCTTGGTGTTGCGCAAGAACGACTAAAGCTTCCCAGGGATATCACTGTCGTGGCAGTAGGTAAATCAACTTATGCACGCTCAGGTATCCTGGTCAACATTACGCCTGCCGAAAGTGGATGGGAGGGTTACCTGACGCTGGAAATCAGTAATTGCACTGCACTCTTCAATCGCATCTATGCAAATGAAGGGATCACGCAACTGCTGTTCTATCGGGGCAACCCCTGTCATACCACGTATCAAGACCGGAAGGGCAAGTACCAAGACCAGCCTAATAATGTGGTCTTTTCTCAGGTTTAACCGAAGGGTTTACCAAACTGCTCTTTAGGTTTACGGGCGTAGCCAACGGAGCCGGCACGCCCACCTGAATCTCCTGCGGTTGCGCTCGTTGGTTCACGAACTAAAGCACGTTTCTGGTACTCACCAGCACTACGGGCAGCTCGCATAAATTTAGCAACTCGATTTTGATTGCTGTTGACAGAAGCCGCTGCACGCCTATCACCAGCATCTACTCGACGCATGTCTGTGTCATAGGCCTGCTCAGGACGCAAGTCTGAAACTTCAGCTCCAGAGGTACCAGAGTTGATACCTGGGTCGTATGTAGGTCTAAATCTGTTGGCCATATTAACATTGTAGAAGCAGTGAATCAATTAATCCCGTGATGCATTCCGCCGCAAGCTTCCTCGACGCATTTGTGCAGGATGAAGTCAAATGTCGTTGTTTAGATGAAGAAGATTTTGGTGCACCCCTGGACAACACAGAGAACGACGTTCCGCTGTACGATATGTACAATCGCGGTTTAGTTGCATGCGAACAGGGTCTCGAAAGGAATCCGTTGAATCTCGAGGGGGCACGTCCTGGAATGACGGGCTACATCCCTTCGATGGAACAGGGCTTGGCAATGGGAGCCTCACCGAAGCCCAAGGCTCTAGTACTGGAGCTGGAGGAACCGGACGAGGAGGAGCAGATGCTGTCCGCAAAACGTCGTGGTTTGATCCGATAAAAGTTGATCCTGTACCAGAGAACCAGCCTGCGATGGAATGTAAGGATGGCGTCTGCCCGGTACCTTGGGCAGTTAAAGAAGAAGCTCCTGTTGTGCTTCCGGATGTAATAAACCACCCTCCGCATTACACGGAGGGCGAGATTGAATGTATTGAAGCGATTGAAGCCGGTTTAACGCTGGAAGAATTTCGTGGTTACTGCAAGGGTAACGTGATGAAATATAACTGGCGGGAGCGCCATAAAGGCGGAACCGAATCCCTGAAAAAAGCGCTGTGGTATCTGGAGCGCCTTATTCAACTTGATGAAGCTCAGAAGGGCTGAGTCTCATCTTCATCATCGTCGTACTCGTCGTCATCCATACAGGCGGCGGCGAGTTCGGCTAATTCCAGATCGGTGGGATGATCCCAGTCGATCTCAATGTTCTCGGACGCCATGATGTCTTTGATGGCGTGCCATTCCATCATGCGTTGATGGTAGAGGCTGAGCAGGGCGTAACGCAGTTCCTCCCAAGTCATCTCTTGGGATTGAAGCTCTGCTTTACGCATGGAAAACTGGAGTTCCAGGGGGAGTTCAAATTCCCGTGGCTCAACTGAACGCTCCATTCCACTCTGCATTTGCTCGTTGCAATTATTCTAATCCTAGCTAGTGAATAGCAAATCAAGTTCCTGGTCTGGGAAATCGCCCCACTTGTTTTCATTCACACGAAAGGCATTGGCAAACTCTGACAGGATGTAAGGACTGATGCGTTCTTCCAGTTGACGAACTGCACGTACCTCATGGGGAGCAGCACTGTAGTTGCGGAAGGCTGTCAGAAGCACTTCAGTGGAGGACCAGGGATTGGCATCGACCTCTTGGAGGAACAAGTTAATCTCTTCCCTGCGGCGATCCAGAAGGCCACCAATGACGTTGTGCTCCTCATCACAGATCCAATGGCCCATCTCTTGCGTAGCACCACAGAAGTCTTCCGCTTCAATGCGGTCGATGACGTGGCTGTACAGGAAAGGATCCCAGCCGACCGAATGGATGAATGAGATTAGGGCCTGGCGCATGCTGTTGTCCAGGCCAAGGTTGAGCTTGGCTAGCTGGTTGTCAATGACATTGATCTCGTGGAAGAGGTATTCAAGGGCCTTCTCACGAGTACAGCATTGGCCACGCTTGACGGGAGAACCATCGGGATAGAACTGAGTTCCAAACCCGATGGTGTAGGGATCTTGACCAGTTGTCGGATCTGGGTATGCTTTTTCGCTATACCCTTCGTATTTGCGGATTAGGTTAACCGCATGCGAAAGATCCGACATAGGAGTACAACAAGTACTCCTAATATACATAAATTTTACTTACCTTGGCCCCTTAGCTTTTTTTTGCCTCGGCGTTGAGGACGACTGTTTTGGCCTTGGCCAATGGAAGTGGTCTTGGGTTTGCCTTCAATGTGAAGTGTGTTGGACTTGGGTTTTGCCATGCTGGTAACGAAGCGGCAGACAAATC